GTCCCGGACGATGAGGCAGTAATATACCGTTTCTCGGACCTCGCCAGTCAAGCACATATCCTTGACAGGTCAGACGATCTCCCAGAGGGAGTCAACGCCGACAAGGTTGTACGATACCTGATATATATGTTCGCTCCAGGTACGCCCGTGAAAGATGCGTATCCTGACATCAACCAGCGCAAACGATACACATTGAACAAGCTGAACATCATGGTTGATGACACGGATCCAGACAACGGGTACGCCCAGCTCTGCATGATGAATGTGGACTGGGCGGTGGAGCGTTACATAACCTTCACCCGACTGCAATGCTCGGAGGACTACTCGATCATGAGTACTGCCGACATCCGAATTGCGGCACTTCAAAGGGCCTTGTTGACACAGCCCGTTGACAGGTCGAACGACGACAAGAACTTCCAAGCAGGTCTTGAGAGTTGGCGCCAGACACTTGTGGACGCCCGTAGCCGAATAATGAACGACGAGGTCAGCATCACGTTACAGAAGGCAATTACCTTCTCTGTACGTGCTGAGAACCTTGGCATACAACCCGAACACTACGCAAGGGTGTGGCGTGAGAAGAAGGAAATATTCCCGGAGGTAATGCCATGAATTACGAATACGAGGAGGAGGATAAGTACGTTTCCTTTCACGAGGACGACGATGAGTTGGATACAATTCGTATCCCACTGCCTCGCTTAGAGGAGTGGTATTCTCATCACCTAAAGCGTGAAGTTACGCGGGAAGAGGCACTAACTTACGTGGATGGCTATGGCCTTGCTCCAAAGGACCAAAAGTTTCAATATCAGGAAACCCCTGAGAAGATAAAATTAATCTATGAGGTTGTGTTCAACAAGAAACACGCAACCAACAAGTCTAAGTACAAGGAGGTAGGGGACGTTCGTCTTGAGGACATTTACGAGGAGGTAGAGTCCAATCAGAAGTACTACGCGATGGAGATTGAGTGGATGAAGCTCCAAATCAAGCGGAGATACGTGGGATATTGGTGCTTCATTAAAGGAAAGCCGACATATCTAAACGGTGCAAATTACTTCTTCTTAAACTTCTGGACGGTAAAGAACTTTGGAAAGAACAACAACCGTCCCGACTATAGGGACTACCAGCGCAAGATGTTCCATCTGTTCATGTACGCATACACAACAGAGGACGCATTCTACAAGCACAAGATTCTGTATCGGGAAGATGGCGTGGTAAAGACAAGGTATTCAAACCAAGACGTTAAGAACGTGGTTGACGAAATGAACGAGATGGCGGTTGAGTATTTCGTTGAGCCTAACATCAACATTACCGTTACAAAGGGAAAGCGCACTGTACACGGAATCAACTTCGTCTCTGGGCGACGTATTGCTAAGACCGCAATTGCGTGTTGTTTCTGTACGTGGGGAACGCTAAATATGCCCGACCAAACATTCATCATCCAGGCGATGAACGAGGACCAGGCGGTCAACAAGATATTCATAAAACAAATTCAAACACCTGTAAGCAAACTCCCTTTCTTCTTCCGACCTCATTATCGTGGGCGGATAGAGGCAAAGGAGGGTTTGCGTTTCCAGTATGAGGGAGCAATCGCATCAGCAGCAAGGGCCGGAATCGTCCCCGAACAAATGGAGTGCTTCATCACGCCGCTCCCTTCGACGGAGAAAGCAGCGGATGGGGAAGCGGAAATTGCTTTTGTCTATCGTGACGAGCCAGCGAAGAAAACGGACGCAAAGGCGGCGGACCAAAACATCCCGACGTGGTGGTACAACACGATGAAGCCAGCCATCGAGCGAGGCGAAAACATCCGGGGGTTCTGTATCATGCCTTCTACCGTGGGAGACATGGATACAGGGGGTGGAGCGCAGTTCTTTGATATTGCTAACGACTCGCACTTCTCGGATCGTAACGAGAACGGCACAACCCCATCTGGACTCATTAACTTCTTCTTGCCCGGTTACTACGCGGTGGAGGGATATATCGACGAGTTCGGCGCAAGCATTATCGACGACCCCAAGGAGCCTGTTATGTCTAATGAGGGCAAGTGGATTACTAAAGGTGCTAAGTCGTACCTGTTAAACCAGGCGGACTACTTTGAGCGCAAACGCGAGTGGCAGAAGCTCATCAAGTTGCAGCAAAACTTCCCTATGAGCTGGAAGCAAGCATTTGCTGTAATACCTAAGGATATGGGTATGCCCATCGAGAAGATGCGCGACCGAATATCGGAACTGAAGTTCTTGCGGACCCCAATCACCACCAAGATTAATTTCAAGTGGGCGGGCGACAAGTTTGGTGGAGACGTGTATGTAGAAAACGACCCTAAGGGAAGCTGGACCATGAGCTATCTTCCTCCATTAGAGCAACGTAATAAAAAAACAATTGTTACCGCAGAAGAGGGGTACATACCGCCCAAGGATAGGGGTCTAATATATGCACCCGATCCGTCAGTGATGAACAAGTACTTCCTTTGCTGTGACCCGGTAAAGTTCCACAAAAGAAACACGGTAGGTAAAAAGAAATCAAACGCGGCGGCGGCAGTCTTCTACAAACGAGACAGCCAGGTAGACCCAGACAATAAACCCAGGAATGAGTGGGTAAGCAACGATTGGATACTGATATACAACAGGCAGACCGAGGATAAGGCCGAGTACCACGAGGAGTGGCTCAAGGCGGCTGTCTTTCTTGGGGCGTACGTTTACCCCGAATGGCCTGACGGAGAGGCTTTGGTTGAATACTTTAGGGACAATGGTTTTGACGGATACCTACTCAAAGACTTAGGGTCAGACGGCAAACAGGACAATCGCCCCGGAGTTTGGGCGGGCGAGGCTGAAAAAAATGAAATGGCTGGGGACATCATGACCTTCTTCAACAATAATGTTAAGTACGTGAAAATGTGGGAGATAATAGAGGAGTGGAGTCAAATGAGGGGTCTTGACGACTTGACCAACCATGACTTGTGCGCCGCCACAGGATGGTGTATGAGGGCCATAAAAAGCAGAATGCCAGACCTTTACAAGGAAGTGTATCAACCCATAGAGGTCAAAGGGGGCTTTGCAACTTTTGATGTAGAATAATTGTTTTCAACTATTTAGTAAAAAAATTTACTACATTTGTCGTGGTTAACTAAATTTGTTTGATATGATATTGCCACAGATAGTTGGTAGTGTGTTGTTTCCAAATGACAACATCCCGGAGGTTGACAAACTAAAACCAGAATACGGTCTGCGTTGTGCGCGGGCTTTATATACTCGTTTTTGTGCGGGTGGCACGTATTTTACATACACCCAACTACCCGAGATGCAGGAGACTAGAAACTACGGAGCGGGAAATCAGTCACAGGAGAAGTACAAGAATTGGTTCACTAACGGATCTCCAATTGGAACAAAAGGAATAAGTCAGGGTGAGGCTTCGGCCACCACAAAGGGGATGAGTAAGGCACAAAGAAAGGCGATGGCTAACATTAGCTACGACATTTTCTCACCAATGCGTAAATTATCAAATGTTCTTCTATCAATTCTTTCAGATAACGATTACAAACTTGATTGTGTTTCTCTTGATAAAAACATCATCAATAAAAAGAAGCGTGACAAATATGATGTCTATGCTAAGGCGAATTTTGTAAACCCATTGATGCGGGAGCTTGGGCTGCCCGAATACAAACTACCTTTCGTTCCTAAAGACGAGACGATGCTTAACATGGCTGAACGTCTTGGTTTTTTTAAAACTAAGTACGAGGTGGCCTTGGAGAAACTTGCAGAGGCAGGTTTTCGTTCATCTAATTGGGCTGGGCAGCGAATGGATCTTAATCGTGACGCGATTGATTTCCATTTCCGTGCAGCAAAGATTTATAACGACCCAATTACCGGGCAAGTAAAATTTAATTACATTGACCCAGCGCGAATGGTGATGCTTTGGAACGAAGACAACCAAGACGAGCCCGTAGCGATTGGACATATTGAGGCTGAAACCGTTCAGTCTATTTTCAGTAAACTAATTGAAGCTGGCTTCAGTGAGGAGCAGATCCAGGCAATGGCTAAGTCATACGTTCCGTACCAGACGAACGTGTCTACCATCCCGCAGTGGGCATTTGAGCGTAAGGATTCTACGACAAACCGATGGGTTTGGATGGACTTTAAGATTTACGTGTTAAAATTTGAGTACTTATCTACTGACTATAAGCAGTACGTAGAGCGCGTGAACAAGCAGGGGTACGGAAGCTATGTCCGTAACAACAAGCCGGTAGACGAAAAGAAAAAGAATCCCAACGACACATACGACGAGGTTTCTTGCAACTACTGGTATGAGGGTTCTTATATAATCTCCGGCACAGGCCAGGACCGTATTTACGAGTGGAAGAAGAAGCCTAACCAAATGCAGAAGGGCCTTTCTCCAATGAGTTCGTATGTTGTTCACCGAATCAATGGTCAGTCCCCAACACGAAGCGTGAAAGGGTTGCTCGATGACTTGATGTTTGCGGTATTGAAGTTACGCGCAGCTGTATGGGCTGCTGCTCCAAAGGGATATAGAATTGACGTTGGCGAGGCTGCTAACATCAAGATTGGAGGTGTGGAGTACGACCTGTTCGACCTCATGCACATCCACCGTCAGAACGGTATTCAGATTGTCGCAACCAAGTTTAACGCGGCAACCGGTAAGTATGTTTCTCAGCCGTTGACAGAAATGGATAACGGTCTCGGTCCTCAAGGGCAGGAATGGCTTGCTCAGATAGCCAACCTACAGATGATGATTAAGGACATCATGGGCATACCCGACGCCATGGCTGCAAGTCCCGACCAGTCAGCGGAAAGGTTAGTCGGGGTAATGGAGCAGGATTATGTTGCCGGAAATCACGCAAACTGGCCGCTCCGCGAGTCCGAGCGTCAATTTAAACAGAAACTTGGCGAGAGGATTATTCACCAGGCCCGCATAGACATTGAGTTTGACCCTAAGATTAGGGAGTTTTACGAAAGCATTATCGGGCAGCATATGATAAACGCCCTTGATGACATTCAAGGTCTTTCGTTGGACCAACTTGCAATTTCGTGCAAGGTGCTTCCAAACGAAAAAGAAAAGACCGCAATACTTCAACGCGCAATGCAGATGTCACAGATGCCGACCAAGGATGGCGCTGTACTGCTTAGTCCATCTAGCGTTGAGCGTGTTGCGCAGATGTTAAAGAATGGGGATATTGACGAGGCGCTATGGTTTATGGCCACGGAAGAAACCGAGGCGCGTCAAAGAGAACAAGAGTATTCCCAGATGATGATGCAGCAGACCATACAGGGACAGCAGCAGTCTGCGCTTGTAACCGAAGAGGCTAAACGTCAGACCATGATGCAGAAGATGCAGATGGAGATCGCTATGCACAGGGAGAAGGCGAACCTTGACTTGATGAAGGAACAGCAATTGGCTAAGCTAAAGGCAGATGCTGATTATCAAGTACAGGTTCTCAAGGGACAGCAGGCGTTGGATGAAATTAATCTTGAGGCAAATCTTGAGGCTGAATTAGGAAGCGAAATCACAGGTAGAGTATAAAACATATGGAAAACAACGAATTAGAAAATCAGAACGAACAAGTTAACGAGCAAGTTAACGAACAAGTAACCGAACAAGTAAATGAACAAGGCAACCAGGAGGATATGCCGTGGTTTTCTTCGTATGGCTACGACAGCGAGGATTCATTTAAGAGTGAGTTTGAGCAACTAAAGTCATACAAGAGCCTTGCGGCGGAGCTTGAGGAAAGGAAGAGGGATGTTGAAGAGGGTCTAGCCTTGTTGCAAGACGCTGACGACCCATTCGCCGGCATTGAAGAGGCCCGCACAATGGTTGCGTTTGGCAAGAAAGGGATTAGTTCCTCCATAGCCAACCAAATCGTTTCTGCCACCCCGGATAGCTTGATGGAGGACCCATTGAAGGCTTTGGTAATTGCTGAAGCTGTAAAGAATCCTGACAAGTTCAAGCGACTTGGCCAATCGACTATCGAGGAAGCCATACGTGAAAAATATAACTTAGGTGATGGAGAATATTACGCCACAGCTCTTTTAAAGTCTGACGCAATCGACGCAATCGAAATGATTGAAAAGACTAAAAAAGATGTTGAAGTTGTTAAGAATCCTTTTACCTTTGCCAAAGAGCTAAAGAGCCAGACTCAAAAACAGATTGCGGAAAGACAGACCATAGCACTTGCCGAGGCAGAGACCTACGCCAAGCAGCTGAAGGATGTCCCCTACAAATTCGGCGATACGGAAGTTTCGTTACAAGTTTCAAACGAAGAGGTCGAATCGATTTTGAAGTCGCAGTATGCTGGCTATTTAGGTCAAGCCTTTGACACCACCACAAAGGAAGGTAAACAAGCGGTGCGTGAATGGCTAACGAACCAAATCCTCATTCATAAGGTTCAGTCTGGGGATCTCGGAGTTCAAATTGCCAAGTCACTTACGGCTCAAACCGAAAAAAAGGTGGTACGCGAGGTCTATAACGGTCAGCCTAAGACGCCGAACCGTGTAGGCAAAACGGCTGTTGATCAGAAGGGATTAACCCCAGCTCAAAGAGATCTAATGGAGCGCGGCATTCCTTTCCCATCGCAGACGCTAAAATCATAATTAACTTTTAAAAAAATACTACAATGGGTTTTGTAATAAACAACCCCACAGGTATTCAGCCGTTATCAACTAGCGGGATGACCTATGGTGGAATCCAGAATAACTGGGATGCTTTGATGGAAGATTTCGATTCGGTAGCTTATTTGCCATTTGGTGATGAGTACTGGGACGCGATGAACCAAATCATGAACGCTGTAGGTAATCGCGAGATTGCTAAACAGCCACGCGTTCGTTGGTTTGAAATGACTCGTATGGAGGCTCCTATCCAACAGGATGGAGCTGCAACAGGTTCAGCGGCTGCTGGTTTCACAGTACCTTTGACAGCCGCAAGCGCAACAAGCGTTGGTGGTAGTCCATATATGTGGCCAACTGCTGGTGACATTTGGAAAAACGCTGCAACAGGCGCTCTTTACCAAGTTGTTTCAACAGACCCAGCTACCCCAAAAATTGTTTTTCTTCCTTTGGTTAGCACCACAACCGCTCCAACTACCGGTACTTATTTCTACTATGTAGGAAACTCAGCTCCAGAAAATAGTCAGCCATTCGGCGCTAAGTTTACATTTGACACGGTTCACACCTCTTATTTGCAAACTTTCCGTAACGACACGTTGACTAGTTCTGAAGCGCTTTACAACCAGCTTTGGTATTCACAATTGGAGAGTGGGGTTCAGACTCCATACTCTAACTCACGCGACATCATCTACTTGCAGCGTGAACACCAAGTTGCTCTTGTAAACACCTTCTTCGCTGGTCAACCAACCGGAACTGCAAACTACCAATTACCTTCCGGTGCATCGTTCCAAACCACTCAAGGTTTGTATGACGCAATCCAGAACAACGGGTCAGGCACTAATGGTGGCTCTAGCACGGTGGTAACCACCGGTGGTGTTACTGGTCTTGATTTGGATGACTTTTATGCAATGGAGGCTGCTTTGACATCACAAGATGGTTCTGTAAAGAACTACATGGTATGGACAAGTGGTTATATGCAAAGTAAACTTGAGCAATACATTCTTGCTGGTCCCGGAGCTGTAACTCCTCTCACTTACAACGTAAGCACAAACAAAACTCAGATGGAGAAAACATTCTGGGGAGAGGGCGCTTATGCTGACTTGATGAGCCGTACATTCTCGTTCAACAACCTTGTGTTCAACAACAAGAACTTTGCGTTTGTTCGTATGGGCATCTTTGACAACCCAACTATGTTTGGTGTTGGTTCAAGCACTGCTGATAACCAGACTGAAAATACTTGGAAAAACCTTGCGTTCTTCATCCCATTAAGTACTAATGGAGGTGTTGACGACGGTATTGGTAACATGGGTAAATATATCCGCGTATGCCATAAGCCAGGTGCATTTATGAATATGTGGCAGACAGGTGGCCGTGCGGCGTCTAACAAGACTCCAAACTGGGAACTTGGTGTTCACATCGTATCTGAAGTTGGTTACAAGTTTGTAAACGCCAACAAATACGGTATGTTCACTGTATAATCTTAGTAAATTCAAAACCGGGAGAGGGAAACTTCTCCCGGTTTTTATACAAACAAAAAATAAAACGATATGTTATTTGATCTAAGCAACAACTCGCCTGTTGATATTCCAGGATGGGCGGAAGAAGAATTGAGAAACGAGTTTCCAGATTTTTTTCAAAACAAACGTCCAGTGGTTTTAAGAGTTAAGGACAGATATAAACTAAAGACGTATAAGGTTCCAAGTAATCAACCTGATTCAGAGCCTCGCTTGTTTATTCAGGCCCCCGGCCCATCTTCAATCAAGACAAAGGGAAACTTTTACGATAAAGAGACTGAGTCTGAATACACCCTGGCATATACAACTATTGCCCCAACAAACATAAACGGGGTAGTTAAGTACTCAAATTCTCGTATTGAAATTGCTGACGGTTTTTCAATTCAACCCCATCAAAAAGACCTTCTTTTCTACATTCACTATATGTGTCCAATCGTAGACAATAATAAGGCTATGCAGAAGTCAGTGGATGTAAAGTACGAGTATGAAATGAAGCATGTTGAGGCCAAGACAAAAATCAACGTGGCCAAGGCTGCGCGTGAGCTTGAGAACCTCATTTATTTTGATACTGATTACAAAAACATTTTGAAAGCGGTTGATGGCTTGGGTATGGCTCCACTTCATACCGAAGATGAGACACGCGTAATGCTTCACGATGCAATCAAGAACGGAAGCGAGACCTTCCGCAAAAACGCGTTTGAGATTCTCGGTTCATCAAAACCCGCTCAGACCAAGTCGTCAGAAGGCGAAAGTGTTCACGAGTTGGTAAACAGACTTTTGAGCGAGAATTTTATCAAAAATGAGGACGGAATGTGGTATATTCGCGACCGTAGAGGTGATGGAACAAAGTGGTTGAAATCACCATTTTTTGAGTCAGCGCAAACGGGTAGCGAAGCTGCATTTGCATTGATTGACCACCTCAAGGTAAATGAAGAATTATTAGGTAAATTAAGAAAACTATAAAAAGATGATTAGCACCGTATCCCTTTCGTTTGATTTATCATACGTAGATCCGATAACTCAGACCGTAGTCCCAAAGGGTATTGTAACGGACTCAACCGATTACATTGGTCTTGGACTATCACCTCTTTTGGGGAAACTAAAAGGGCTTGGTGTTATCAGTTTTAATGGCGACATCATCGTCAATGAGAATACTGTTGGAAACCCCATGATT